GCGGTTGCAAAAGAAGCAGATGTTCTAGCATAAGAACCACCTGATACCTCTGTACCTGTACCAGCATCGGTTGGGTCTGCTGTGTGTAGTGAAATATACGGTGTTGCTACTGTTGTAAATGCAGTATTGTTAAGTGTTGCGTTTAACAATGCTGCTTCTAAATAATCTGACATTTCAGCCATAATAAATTTTCCTTATCTTGTTGTTACGTTTAATGAAGCACCTGAGAAGGTAGCACCCTTATCATTTGCTTTAATGTTTGCTAATGCTCTGTCATATAAACTGCCCCATACAGCGACTCTTTCATCATTCATCAAGTAGGGTTCAGCTTCTGCTAGAGTTGCATACAGTAAAGCATCTGGAAAATATGCTAAATAGATATTAGAGGCAGTTGATGTGTCTATAAAGTCTGGTTTAGCATAATAGAGCATCTGCACAGTTCGTGAACTATCAGGAGTTGGTGCGAACTGAAACTCGGATGCTAATAATGTAAAATACTTCGGAATACCTGAAGTATGTGTTAATTGATTTCTAAAAAATTTGTCTGGTGTTTGAAATTCTAATTGATAAACAGGATTTCCTTGTATATGCAAATCTCTTAACTGCAAGAAGTCAGTAGGAAATGCAATCGTAGCATCACCAGATGTTGTCGATGCAGTTGCCACTTTTAGCATTTCTTGCACTCGTAGATCACGAGATAATCGTTCTTGTGCGAGTTCTATAAAGTCAGGTATAACAGAATCTAGGTCTGTTCTGGCTAAATAGTTCTTCACCACAGTCACAAATGCTGTGTAATTAGTGAAAGCCATTTATTATCCTTTTTTAACGAATACCATGTAACCATTGGGCATGGTTACTTGTCTTATAATTTCAAATCTTTCTTTGATTTTGGGTTGCCACCAGTCAAATGGTTGCTGTATTAGATGTGCATTTCTGCCATCTGGAAGTGTTTTTACTGCTGGACCAGTATGTATTGTAAAAAAACCATACTTGTCTGTTACTCTTTTTAAATCATCAAGCACATTGTCTAATAGCTCAGGCTCAATATGTTCTAAAACGTCTATACAGGTCACAAACTCACATGGTTCAGGCTCATCAGCATATAATGGATTGCTAGGTTCATATGCTTTGTAATTTACTTCGGTTTTTAATGCCTCTTTTAACCGAAGTTTACCTGCACCATAGTCGAGTAAATCGTTTATTTTAAATTGAGTAATAATATCGTCAACAATAGATGCAAATTGTAATGATGCGACTCCGTAATTAGGGTTCTCATGCAATTCACGTTGCATTTCTCTGTATTCGTCAGATATTAAGTTGCTCAATGACTTGTTTCCATGTTTTATTGTCTTGATAGACTAATCTCATATGTCGATACCAGGGCATACCAGGTTGTGCATATCGCCATTGATGCCATTTAGGCACTAAACAGATAGTTTTAACACCTAATGCACTTGCACAATGCTGTGCTGTTGTATTGACACCGATGACCATATCAAGTTCAGCAATTAACGCTGCTGTATCATCATAATCGTCAGACTGTGTAGCAAATGGGAAGTATTCAACACCTTCTAATCGTTTATCTGGTCTGTAATCTAGTGATACAAACTTGTAATCTTGTTTTAATAGTGGCTTTAAATCTTCTTGGGTTATCTCTCTGCCTTTATCATTGGTTCTACGACCACCACCATGCGTAGTTAAACCAATAACTTTTTTACCCCATGAATCAAACAATGCTCTCCACATGATTCTACGTTGTGGATCAGCTTCTAAATAAGGTTTCCTAGGAAATGTCTTACTGTCTAACCTAAAGAACTCTGGCAATCCGCCAATGGCACATCTATGGTCAAACTGTTTATCAGCAATCCACTCTGGATGTTCTTCTTTGCGTGTACCGTGTACCTCGGCTCTTGGGAAACTTCTTCTGAACAGTCCTTCGAGTTTAGGGTCACAATCAATGTAAACCTGTCTGCTAATATCAATAGCATCAGGAATACAATTACCATAAAATATTTCATCACCTAATCCTTGTTCACCGTAAATGATAATATTTTTATCAGGTTGTTTTTCCCATCTGCTTTCATCATGGTAATGCCATTCTT